GCACACTACTGATTGATAGTGGAGTCCCAAGTGAACCTGACATAACTAATCCCAGTAATGTCATGGTCTTTTCTTTCCCCATGAGATCCCCTAAGTATTCTCTAACAAGAAAAGATCTCTCCGCTATTGGTCAGCTAGAACTTCATGGTATTTATTCTAAGTTTTGGGCTGAACACAAGGTTAGTCAGACTATCTCCGTTAAGGAAGAGGAATGGCTTAGTGTCGGTTCCTATGTATATGATAACTTTGATGACATATCAGGTGTTTCCTTTTTACCTTACTCCGATTACATTTATAAGCAAGCACCATACACAGAGTGTACTAAGAAAGAATTCGATTCACTAAGTAAGAGCTTACCCACTATTGATTGGGGGAATCTTCTTAAATATGAGACACTTGACAATACTTCCGGCTCCCAAGAGTTAGCTTGTGTTGCCAATTCTTGTGAACTCTAATACAAAAGTGGACATTTATGGACTATAACAACTTGGTATCAAAAGAATTATTACAATATTTAGAGGACATGTTCCCTGATAAGTTACCACCTAGAGGCTGTGACATGATTGAGGTTTCGTTTCTTCAAGGACAACAGTCTGTAGTAGACAGACTTACACAATTATATGAGGAGGATTATGTGTGGGAAAACACCAAGGGCACCTAAGATTCAGATGCCTCCCCCACCTCCCCCACCTGCACAAATGGACAGACCTGATGTAGCAGAAGCAGAGATGGAACTACTTAATGCTCCTAAGTCTGAGGTAACAAAAGCTAAGTACACAAAGAAACGCAAAGGTAAAGCTAAAGGAAAGTCCCACTCAAAGTATAAGGGTGGTGGACTAAACGTATAACTTTAACACACACACAACACGATGACTAATCTACAAATTTTCCCAATTAACACACAAGAATTTTTTAGCGAAGTTATGGAGGCTGCATCATCTAATGGTCATGAGCCTTTATATTCAACACACGCAGTAATAAAAGATAAAGAAATAGTGGGGGCATTTTGTACAATATCACCAACAGTTTACTGGTGGATGCACACAACTAAAGTAAACAATAGAGATTCATTTCTAATATTTCAATCATTAGATACACTAATGAATCAGAATAAGTATGAATCTTATGTATTACCATGTCATTCTTCGTCACCTTATTATCCAGTTCTAACCAGTAGTAAAGAAAGAGGTTGGACTGAATACAAAGGAGATGGTGAAGATGATTGGAAACTATTTATAAGGAAATAAAATGTGCGGTACCCAAGAGCAAAAGGACAAAATTTCAGGAGCAAGTGAGTATGCAAAAGATAGGATGGTTAGAGATGATTACCAGAAAAAATATACAGAGGGAACAACGTCTGCTCAACGTAATATAGGGCAAGCATCTGGTGATATGTATGATTCATGGGAGATGGGTGTGGCTGACTCAAGAGAAGTCATAAGAAGGAATACTGAGTCTCTACCGGGAAATGACCCATACCGAGAGGAAGAAGATACATCCACAGCCGAAGCAAACTACTCATCTAGTGGGCAAACACAGACAAGCTCCGGTACAGGTAAGAAAGCCGATCTCTCTGATACAGATAATAAAGATCCGAAAGGTGCCTCTGCAAATCTAACTGTGAAACCAAAGAAGAAGCCGAAGGAGTAACATGAAAGTATATACTGAAGTTGTTTATGCATGGGATGATAACAAAGGAGAACTAGTTGAGGAATCTTCAAAGTCATTTGATTATGAGGGAGAGGTAACGCAATGTCATACAAGAAGAACTGGTAATAGATATACAGGTTACTGGAATATACCTCATGCTCATAAGCCTATTGTGTTACCTAAGATTGAATTACCAAAGGTAGTTACTGAAGGTCTCACTAACCTTAACACAAATTTAGCGGGTGCAGGTAGTGCTCTCCAAACAAATCTTGAAGGAGCAACTTCTGCTGCTTCGGAAGGATTAAGTAGTGGAACCTCTGCTGTTCGTGCTGGATTACATGCGGCTGCTTCTGCAACAAGTACAAATCTTGCATATGGTGCTGATGCTGGTAAGGCGTTTGCTCATAAAGCTGCTGACACATTTAAAGCAGGTATGCAAAAGTTGGGACTACATAAAAAGGACGACCCCGGATCAGACACTTCTGTGGGTAGTAAGTCAGCACCCGGAACATCAGCAACAATGGGGCAAGGTGGAAATGAATTAATGAAGGGTGCTTCACTAGCCTACACTAGAAAGAAAGCTGTAGGTTCAGGTGGTAAAAGATTTCTAACGAAGATCAAAAAGAAAGGATCATCAGGTGCTAGAGTATGAAGAATGCTGAAGTATATGAAGGTGCTCGCCTTAAAAGTCTGTATGAACAAGGGTTTTCTCAGAGAGAATCATACCTTAATAGGGCTAGAGAGTGTGCTAAACTAACGATACCTACCTTACTAAAAGATCAAGGGTCAAATTGGGCTACTACTTTTAATACTCCATTCCAAAGTATAGGAGCAAGAGGTGTTAATCATTTAGCAAGTAAACTTTTGTTGACTCTTCTTCCACCTAACGCACCATTCTTTAGACTAACCATTGATGACTTTGATATAGAAGAGTTAGTTGGCCCAGAACAAAGGGGTGCAGTTGAAGAAGGGTTTGCAAAGATTGAACGCTCGGCTATGAATGAGATTGAAACTGAAGCCTATCGTGTTCCAGTATTTGAAGCACTAAAACATCTTATTACCACAGGTAACTGCCTTCTCTATCTTCCTGAAAGTGGTGGTATGCGTGTGTTCCACTTGGATAGATACGTTTGTAAACGTGATCCAATGGGTAACCTCCTTTACGTAATAACTAAAGAATCACTAGATGCAAAGACTGTACCAGAAAATGCAAGAGTAGCTCTAGGGCTTCCTTCACCACAGGAACTTTCCCCTGAGTCTCCTGACAAGCCCTATGAGCTATTTACTTATGTATGTAACAAAGGCAAGTACTGGCACATACATCAAGAAATAGGATCTACTATCATCCCCGAATCCTTCGGCAAATTTCCTATTGATAAGAACCCATTCATTGCACTCCGCTTTAGCAGAGTTGATGGTGAGTCTTATGGTCGAGGATTAGTAGAAGAATACCTTGGGGATTTAAAGTCACTTGAAGCACTATCTCAAGCTATTGTGGAAGGATCTGCGGCTGCTTCCAAAGTTTTATTCTTAGTGAGACCTAATGGTACTACTAGGATAAAGACAATAGCTGATGCACCAAGCGGTGCTATAGTACAAGGTGATAAAAATGACGTATCCACATTGCAAGTTGATAAGTTTAATGACTTTAGGATTGCACAGGATATGGCACGAGACATACAAGAAAGGTTAGCTGCGGCTTTCCTTCTTAATTCCTCTGTTCAAAGACAAGCTGAAAGAGTGACAGCAGAAGAAATACGTTTCATGGCACAAGAACTAGAGAGTGCTCTAGGCGGTGTCTACTCTGTTCTCTCTCAAGAGTTTCAGCTACCACTAATTAATATTCTTCTTGGTAAAATGGTTAAGCAAAAGAAGATGCCTAAGTTTCCAAAGGAAGCAGTCAAACCACAGATTGTAACTGGTATGGAAGCACTAGGTCGTGGTCAAGACTTGAATAAACTATCTCAATTCTTAGAGTACCTAGCTCCACTAGGGCCGGAAGTGTTAGCACAGAAACTAAACATTGACGACTACATGGATAGACTAGGTGCATCTCTTGGTATTGACACAGGTGGTTTAATTAAGACTGACGAACAGATTCAACAGGAACAAGCAGAAGCCCAACAAGCACAGCAAGCACAGATGGAGCAAGCACAGCAACAGCAGATGCAAGCTGATGTTATTAAAGGAGCAACGCCAAATATGGTCAAGGGTATGAATGAACAGATGGCTAACAATCCTGAGATGGCTCAACAGATGCAAGAAGCTATGGCACAACAGATGGGTAATGCATAATTAACACACAGTAAGAAGGAAACACAATGACAGAAGAAGTTCAAACATATGAAGGAGAAGGAACAAATCAAGTAGGCTCACCAGAACATGTGCATAACATGTTTGCTAAGATGGAAGAGACTATACAACCTAGTGACCAATCAGAAGAACTATATATCAGAGATGATGGTAGACCTGAGTGGCTTCCTGAAAAGTTCGGTTCTGCTGAAGAGTTAGCACAGGCATACAAACAATTAGAACAACAATTTCACTCAACAAATGAGGAGAACCAATTAACTGCGGAGCAAGAGAGATTTCAAAATGAGGAAGCTCCAGAAATAATGAATACCACCCCATCTCAAGTACATAAACTACTTGATGATAAGGGATTAGACTTTAGTGTATTTCAAAATGAGTACAATGAGACAGGTACTCTATCTCAAGAAGCAATAAAGGCTCTTGACGATGTGGGAATATCCGAACAAATGGTTTCCACTTGGTTACAAGGTCAAGAGGCTGTAGCTGAACAAGCTGTTGAACACCTATATAAAGAGGTGGGTGGAGAAGAAAGTTATAACTTGATGATGGAGTGGGCAGCCGACAACCTACAACCTTGGGAAGTTGAAGCCTATAATAAACAGATTGAAAACCTAGATGCAAATACTAACTTTGCTGTACTAGGTATGCAAGCTCGTTATCAGAATTCGGTGGGTATGCCACCAAACTTACTGTCTGGTGATGTAGGGGAGGACATAGCTCCTCGCTTTGAATCACTAGCAGAACTTACTTCGGCAATGAGCGATCCGAAGTATGAGAAAGATCCAGCTTATCGTGCACGTGTGGCACAGAAGCTGAGATTTTCAAGTGTGCTCTAACAAAGAAACAAAGGACAAAACCAAAAAGTAAGACCTAGCCCTATGCGTAGGACAACTTTGTACCGAACCTTGTGAGACCAAGATTTCTGAGTTATTAATCAATAACCCTTAATCTAAGGAAAAACAATATGGCAGACTATAGTGCAATTCATAGGTCTGGTGTGGATAATGCAACAACTGGATCTACTGGTCAAGGTCGTGCATTATTCCTAAAGTTGTATGCAGGAGAAGTGCTTACAGCGTTCCAATCTAAGAATATCATGATGCCTTTGCATCGTGTGCGAACAATATCAAAAGGCAAATCGGCCCAGTTTCCGATGACAGGTAAGTATCGTGATGCTTCTTACCATACACCGGGAGCCGAGATAGTACCAACTGCTGCCAAGCAGGGTGAGAGAATCGTTTCGATTGATGACCTGCTAGTTAATGCTCAGTTCATTCCGAACATTGACGATGCAATGTCTCATTATGACATACGTTCTATCTACACTCAGGAGGCAGGATTTGGTCTCGGCAAAGTTGCTGACCAAAATATCTTGAGGCTTGCAATTAAAGGTGCTTTGTGTGAATCGTCAGCAATGGCGGCTCTTACCGCAGGTGCACCAATGATTCAAGAGTACTCAGCATTTGCAGATGAAGACTTTACCCAGAATGTTGTCATTGGGGCAACTGCTGGAACAGGTACAGATATAGCTGCATCTCGTGATCCTAAAGCAATAGCTCAAGCGATCATGGATGCGAAGCGTATCTTAATGAATGCAGATGTACCCGGAGAACCCTTCGTTGTTTTAAACAATGATACATATTTCGATATGTTCAAGGTCTCTGGATCAAGTAACCTCAACGACCTAGCAATATTCAACCGAGACATAGGTGGAACTGGGAGCGTTGCAACAGGACAAGTACCTACAATCTTAGGTATGCCTGTGTACGTGACTAACCACTTGGGTTCGTTTAGTGTTGGAACTAACACTTGGAATTCGTCCCTTTGGACTATTGCAAGTAACGTAGGTCAACATAAGACATCACCTAATCCAGCATGGGGTTCAGATCAACCTCTAGCGGGTGAATCTTATCGTACTACTCAGTATGACACAGGTAGTACAGACCACGATGCGTGGACTACAGAAGTAACTAATACTCATGGTACTGCTGGTAACAGGATTACAGCACGAATATCTGCTGTTGCACAGCGTGTTATTGGATTAGTAATGACTATGGACACAGTTGCTACTGTAAAACTAATGGATCTTTCAGTTGAATCGGAATACCAAATCAACAGACAAGGTACGTTAATGGTGTCTAAATACGCAATGGGTCACAACGTGTTGAGACCTGCAACTGCGGTTGCTTTGATTCAAGGTTTATAGAGTCAAGGTAATTCTTTTTGGGAGTATCCTTTAACTAGGGTGCTCCCTTTTTTTTACTACATTATAAAGGTAACATGAGTCTAAATAGAATGACTGAATTAGAGGCAGTCAATACCATGTTGGTAACGATTGGAGAACAGCCAGTTTCTAGTTTAGATAACTTAGCAGGACTTCAAGATGCCAGTATTGCCAAACAGATACTCTCTAACACCTCACGTGCAGTACAATCTAAAGGTTGGGTATTCAATTTAGATCTTCAAGTTACATATACACCAGATGCAAATGGGGAAATTAATTTAGGATCAAATGTTTTACGGATTGATACAACTTCTAAAGTTAGGAGTACAACTAAAGACATAGTTGAACGAGGTGGTAAACTATATGACAGAGAGAATAACACAAGTATATTTACAGATTCAATAAAGGTGGATAGAGTAATTGTTTTAAACTTTGATGACTTACCAGAAGCCGCACGTAGATACATAGCAGCTAGATCAGCACGTGTGTTTCATGACAGGGTAGTGGGATCAGGTGAGTTACATAATTTCTTTCGTGAGGACGAACAAGTAGCATGGCAGGAGCTTTTAGAGTATGAATCAGAGGTAGGAGACTATACCATCTTTGATGACTATGATGTGTATAGGATAATAGAGAGAGACACAGGTAAGTCAAGACTAACTTCAACACCAACAACATAAAATGGCATTAATTTCAGGAACAATTCCTAGTTTAATCAATGGTGTCTCACAACAACCAGCAACACTTAGGTTGCCAACACAGGGTGAGGTACAAGAGAATGGATTGTCTCACATTGCAAGAGGATTAGAGAAGAGACCATGTACTGAGCATGTAAAGACTATTGCTGGTGTAACATCAGACAATAGTAATGATGTGTTTATCCACACCATTAGGAGAAGTGAGGATGAAGCATATGCTTTAATTGTTAAAGGGACTGATAAAACTCCAGAACCCTCAGTTAAGCTAATTGATTTAACAGGTTATGCAACTGGTACTGCTGGTGATGAGGTGTATCTAAAAAGAGATGGATTCTCACAATTTCCTCTTACTTTTACTGGTGCTACATCTGATGTAATAACTACAAGTGAAGATCATGGACTAGTTATTAATGATACTGTACGCCTTACTACGACAGGAACTCTACCTGCTGGTCTATCCTTATCTACAAATTACTATGTAAAGACAGTTGGTTCAGGTAGTACCGCAGATGAACTTACCTTAACTGCTACTAAAGATGGTGAGACTGCAATAGATATAACGGGCACAGGTTCAGGCACACACACTATGTCAATTAACGTAACTGCATCTGATGTACTTAGCTCTTCTGTTAATGTAGATGTAAGAAACTACTTAGGTAACTTTGTTTCCACTAATCCCTTTGAACCTAGTAAACTCTCTGCCACCACCATTGCTGACTTCACATTTCTACTGAATAAATCTGTGGTAGTAGAGCAGTCTTCTGATGATGCAGATGACAGAGACTATGAAGCACTAATCTACTTTAAGATAGGAGACTTTGGTGCAGACTACAAGGTGGAGATTAAGGAGTATAATGTTGATGCTGATGGAGAGATGGATGCTGATACAGTATTACAAACACTATCAGCAACCTTCAAGACTCCTGATAATAAAACAAAGAGTAGGTCGGGTAGTGGTTCCACAGGAAATACTGAGTCAATAAATAATCAAGCAGCTGTTATAGTTAAAAATATAGCGTGGAACTTATATGATGGGTTTACGACTATAAAAACTCATCCAGTTGAAATAAAGCAAGCAGCCACAGCAGACACAGATCCCGCAGGTAGCCAAGGAGTACCAGTAGGTGAAGCATATATACATCAGCTAAGTGTATCTGAACCTAATAACGGGTCGCACCCATACACAGGTACAACAGGAGTTATTGATAATGGTACATTTACTGGGACAAAGTTATCTGCATTAGGTTCTACTCATGGAGTCTTCACTACCACATATAATGAAGGGGAGAGTCTTATACACATTAGTAACAACAAGTATCCCTTTACAGTAGAGGTTACAGATGGTAAGGGTGATGCATACATGAGAGCAATCAATGGTAGTGATGAGGTAGCACAGTTTGGGCACCTACCCGGATCTGGACTACCATCTCCTCAAGCGGACGGATTTGTTGCAAAAATATCTGGAGATAAATCCACAGGACAAGATGACTACTTCGTTAAGTGGGAAGGTAATGTATGGAAAGAAACAATTAGACCTGTGTATCCCGGTGGAACCACAGGACATACACATGCAACAGTTAAGAAGAATGCAAGGATTGGTTTTAATGCTGCAACAATGCCAGTTAATCTCTACAAGGCTTTTGGTACAGTAGATGGAGTAGCTGATTCAATATACTTCGTCCTCTCTACAGTAGATTGGGCATCTCGTACTGTGGGAGATTTAAACACGAACCCCTTTCCTTCATTTGCAAACTATGAATTAAGTGACCCACCTGTGGATGCAACTGATGCAACCTACACAATCAATGACATATTCTTTCACAGGAATCGTTTAGGATTTGTGTCGGATGAGAATGTAATACTGTCTCAAGCAGGAGAGTACTTCAATTTCTGGCATAGTACTGTGTTGTCTGTTTTAGATACAGCAGTTATTGATGTGGCAGTTAGTAATAACCAAGTAGCCATACTTAAATCTGCTATCCCCTTTCAGGAGAACCTCGTATTGTTCTCAGATCTCCAGCAGTTCAAACTAACTTCAGACTCCTTCCTTACCCCTACCTCAGTAGTTGTTGACGTTGCAACGAACTTTGAGACCTCTACGGACACAAAGCCTGTACCAGCAGGTAAAACAATCTTCTTCCCATTTCAACGTGGGGCATACTCAGGTATCCGTGAGTACTTCATTGATGTAGCATCAGAAACAAATGATGCAAATGAGGTAACAGCACATGTACCAGAGTACATAGAGGGTACAGTTAAGAAGATGGCGGTGTCCTCTAATGAAGAGGTACTACTTATATTGTCTGATACTGACCGAAGGGAACTAATAGTTT